CCAATCTAAAAAATGGAGTTTGGTCAATTGCCAATTCTCCGAATCTTTCAGAAAAGTCGTATCTTCTACGTAAATCTCCTGTCGCTAGTGAAGAACCATTTGATGCCGCAAAACCCTGGGTTAAGTCTGTACTTGCTGACAAAGCCAATGGCGTTGCAGCTGGGTAACTTGTATCTGTTGGCATATCTGCCTCCCGTTGTTTGTTGAGTTATTATTACATCAATTTGTCTAACCCAGTTCCCTCAGATAGCAACTTATCAAAAACGGCATCGTCTACTGATTTTTCTTCTCTTTGTGCATTCCCGCTTGATGCTACGCTTGTAGGCATTTGTCTAACATTTTTCATTTGTTGTATTACTTCGTTTCTAGTGTTATTAGCGACCTCTTGGTCTCTATTGTTTCTATTTTTTAAATAATACACATCTTCCAATGTTAGTCTATGAGACTTTGCATAATCCATTAAATCTTTGTAGTCTTCTTCTGAAACATTATATTGACTTTTAAAAGCCGTTTCTTCTGAAGCTCTACGTGATTGCTCAGATTGTTTTCTTGCAAAATCACCTAACCTTCTTTGTACAACTCCATCTACTGTTGCATTAAACAACTTTGCAGATTGAGAGTTAGGGTCTGACAAAGCATCGTCATAATCAAAAACGAAATCTTCGTCTAAGCCAAGTTGCTCTTTTACGCTCTTGGGAGCTGAGCCACCGCCCTCAAAATAACCTCTCACATGAGTGATTAAATTAGGGTCCTCTTTCATTGCATTGAGTAAAGGCATATATGGTTCTAAGTCTTGCAATTGATTGTTAAGTCTTTTTGCTTCTCTTGACGAATCACTATATCGCTTTTCCCAATCTACTGAATTTACTTCAGTATTTCGCTCTGCAACAGGGTCCTGATTTGGAGTTGTCTGTTCTACTTGAGCTTCTACATCTGGCTGTTCTACCACTTCACCCATAACTTGTCTATCAAGCTGAGAAAAAAAATCTTCAGCCACAGTATCGTTCTCAGTAGGGGTTACATTATTAGATTCTGCACGTTGTGCGTCATCTACTAGTAAGTTATCCTTGTTATTGTCCATACTGTATTTCTCCTTCTAATTTACTGTACGTTTTTTTCATTATCAACATTTTCTTGTTGAATTTCTTCTTTTGTCTGTTCATACAAATCTTTAAGTTTACTTTGTAGTATTTTTTGGTCTTGTTGTGTTTGCATTACTGCTTTAGTTGAATCTATAGAACCTTGATTAACTTTATCTTTAATACCAGCTTGTACTATTTGTCTTTCAAGTGTTTCTATTGTACCATCTCTACTTTTTATAGCATCTTCTAAAGATGCAACTTGTGATTGTAGTTGACTATAAATGCTTTTACGTTCCATTAATTGTTTTTTGTTTCTTATATCTGTTTGTTCAATCATTGCTACATCATCTATTAATCCTGATTGATACCATCTAAAATATTCATCTAACAATGCCCAACGATTTATAGGTTGTGTTGAACCTGCTACTATTCTTACATCATATTTAGATGATTGAAAATCATTATATCTACTAACTACTTTACCAAAATCATTATAAATTGGTATGTTAATAGACACTTCTTGAACTTCTCCTTGTGAAGCTCCAGCTTCTGGTTGAACAATTCTAAATACTTTTTGCGCAGTATATGTAAATTGAGCCATTACTTTAAAAACTTTACCAACTTGCTCTAATGCTGGTTCTACGCAATTATTAATCCATTGTCTAATTCTTCTTGTACCATATTCATCCATAGCTAATAAACCACGATAAGTTTCTGTGCTTGGTTGTCCTATTCCTTGCATACTAGAAGATATACCGCTTATATATTCTATGTCTGCTTTACCAGTTTGAGTAATATTAAAAAATGCATTGTTTATAGGAGCTGGTTGTACTGGAGTAGGTATTTGAAACCCTTGCCTATATTTTAACATAGCTCCAGGACTACTTGAATATTGTTCCCATTCTTCTTCATCTACACTACCCTCAGTATATAACCATCTAAGATTAGATGCTAAGTTTGCATTGTGTAACATAATTTGATGTGCTTTATTTATTTCTCTTTGCTTACCAATCATAGGAGTTACAGCTCCTACTGGATATGGTGTACCAGTATGTGTATAAGGTATTGGTACAATAGGATAATCTTCTATAGGTAATATTGCTTCATATAAATACATATCACCTACTGATGCACACATTTTAATTTGTGTTTTAAAAAACTCAACAGAGTCTACTACTAATTTAGCAAATTCTTTATTTTTTAAACTATCATCAAAAAGTTTTTTATCCATTACTTGTTGAACAACTCTTGTTTGTAATTGTGTTAATTCAGCTTCAATTAAAGCTTGTTGTTCTGAAATTTTATTTTCCATTTCTTGCATTAGTTTTTGCATTTCTAATTGTTTTCTTTCAGGCAATATTTCTTCTGCTTCAACTAATTTGTCTAATTCTAATTCTTTTTCTTTTAATTGTACGCTAAGATTGTTTTGCAAATCTTTAGTTTGCTTTTCCGCTTGTTGTTTAATAGAAATAATTTCTTCATCAGAAGGAGGTTGTTTTATAAACACATTAACAAAAGGAACTTTTTCTTTAGAATATACTTCATAAAAATCTAAAATTTCATCTTGCTCCCCTTCTAGTGTGTATGCTTCATATTCTACATCACCTGGTTGTATTGTTTCTGAGTCATGTATATCTCTAAAAGAATATTGTTTACTTTGTACATTACCAGTAGCTCTAACAATTTTTCTTTTGTATTGTGGAAATAATTTAATTAAAGCTGTTTTAGGTAAATTCTTTTGTACCATAATATAAGACGCATCTCTAAATAAAAAGTCTCTACTCATAGGGTCTACATAAACATCATAAGGGTCTATGCTATCGTACATGACTTCCCCCGCACCATTATCAGCATTAGAATCAATATTTATTTTAAAAAACCCGCAACCTTTGACTAAAGAATCTTGTATAACATTACTAAAAACACTTTTTCCGTCTGATAAATGCCAACAATAATCTGCTACAGCACTATGTACATTTGCTATATCTATGTCGCTACCTTCTACTCCAACTGCTTGCCATCTAGGATTATTAGCTGTAACAAAAAACTTCATAATATCTACAGCTGGTGTAATACGATTAATAATAAAATCAGGCATCCCTGATTCTTGTAAATTTTCTTTTTCTTCAGCAGTTAATTGTTCATTTAAATAAAAATCCATGCTTTTTTGTGAATCGCTAAACCATTTTTTTCTATGATAATTATTAGCTTTTTTAAAAAGTTGTCTATTTATTTCTGCTTTGCTTTTACGTGCCATATTAATCCCTTATTTCAAAATGTGGTAAATCGTCAAAATTATTATCTTTTAACTCAGTATCTCTATCCCAATCTCCACCCCAACGTATAGTTAATCCCATTGAAGCCGCAATACCCATAACGAATCCAGCAAAATATGTAAAGCGTTCTCTATCTTTCCAATCTATAGGATAAGGTGCTACATCTACAGCTAATGAAGGATATTGGTTATGTCTACCTTTAGGGTATTTTAATTTGCTAAAACCTTTTTCAAACAATTCGTTTTGTTCTTTTTCTCCACGATGTCCTTGCAATACTGAGCAATCAAAATCTTCAACTACTCTTTCAAATAATTCTATTAATCTTGGGTCGCAAGTATTTAATCTTTCTTGTGATTTTTTTCCAAACTTAGGCATTATTGTCCCTTTATATATTTAAATAATTTATCCATCAAATCTATTTCTTTAATTTTATTACCAAAAGATTCTTTCATTTCTTGCATAGAATCTATAGGAGATTTTCTATCTTCTTTGTATAAACTTTGATATTCTTCATCAGACATTTGCTCTCTAAAATTATCTCCATATTCTTCCCACATTTCATACTCACCTGTTAACATGAGGTCAGCTGGTAATCCTACTTTTTTTCTATAACCATAAACCTCTATGTCAGCTAAAGACATTCCAGCGTCTTCTAATTTAGATAATGTATTTTCAGCTTCTATTGTTTCTGCTCCTTCTACACCATCTATTTTTCCTTCATACAAATTTAAATCTTTTAATCTTTCTTGTATTACTTTTGTTTCTTCAGAACTTCTTTTTTTATCTTGTATCATGCTATTATCCAGCTTTTTGCTTTACGTTTTGGTTTATACCATTTTGGTTTTTCTGCGTTATTACTTGCATGATTTGGCGGATATGCGTGTAAATTTGCATAATAAAGTGCTTCAATTGTGTCATCATGAGCCATTCTTGGTCCAAAAGTTACAATTTCGTTAACCAAATCAAACATATTTTCTCTTAAATATAAGGAACCTACAGAAAAAATACCAGATAAACCTGAATAAATTCTGTTTCTTTTTTGTTGTCCACCTGGTTTTTCAGGTATTACAGCTATATCGTAACGATTAATTCTTCTTCTTTCATCGTTTAATGCTTGCAGAATACTACGATTCATAGCAACATCTTCTACTGTAGCTTGTTTACAATTATATTTTTTGTATGCTTCAATAATATAATCTACTACACCTTTTTTGTCTATAATGTTTCCATCAACATCTTTTGCTCCCAATGTAGGAATACTACGATGACGTTCATATTCTAATACATAACGATTATTATTTGCATCAACTGCAATTACCATAATTACACTAAAGTCTGCATTTTTTGTATTAATGTCTGTTGCTGGGTCGCATCCAATAAATGTATTTACAGGAGTTCTAACACCATCTACATTTATATATCCTTGTTTTTCTCCATCATCAAACTCGTAATATCCTTCCCAATATTTAACGTGTTTTCTACCCCAAACTGAATCTTCTTCAGATTGTACTTCCATCATATATTCTTGAAAAAACTTACTAGGCGTTCCACTATCTTGGTAAAACTTTTTCTTTTCTTCTAACTTAGATAAAGGAAACCAACTATCCCATAATGATGTTCCGTCTGGTTGAATTGCTTTGTAAGTAATTACTCTCCACGCAAAATCATCTTTGCTTTTTTTACTACGCTCATAATTAATGATGAGGTTATTGATAAAGCTATCATAGTGCACAGGAGTACCATTGACCCGAAGACGACCAGTATGAGGCTCAATAGCAGGATAAACAACAGCAGTAACGAGATTGCTATTTTTAGCCCGTGCTTCAGCTGTGATAGTATTTGCTTCGTGTTCAAAGTCGTCAAGAATGATGAGGTCGTATCTTTTGTGTAATTTAGCACCCCCTCTAATACCCGCAACATTCGATTTACTAATAAGTTTACATCCATTGGCTAACTCCACATCTTCTTCTGTCCATTTTTTTCCCTTCAAACTACCAAAGTAGTATTTTATTTTTTCATTGTATTCAAAGTGGTACTTAATATAATCCATATTACCAGTACTTAATTTTTGCGTTGCTGATACCCAAGCGTAAAACAACATATCATCTTTTGGACAAAAACAAAAATCTTTAATAATAGAACATTTAGTTAACACAGTTTTTCCGTGTCCTCTAGGTAAAATAACAGCTAATTGTTTTACACTATTATCATCAATAGCATCAGCCATTTCGTAATGAAATGGAGGTGTTTCACTCCTCATGAAATCATCGGGAAGAAAAAGTTTACCAAAAGCTATTAAGTCTTTACTTGCTAGTTTTAGTGCTTTTTCTGCTTTGCTTACGTTGTTCTTGTTTATGTTCATTTTCCATGAACTCTACGAATTTGTCTTTGTCTTTTTTCATAACGATATATTTATCTAAGATATTATCTATCATTACAATATGTTGTTGAAGTTGCATAAGGTGTAGCTCTATGCCTTTTATAGCACGAACCATATCGCCTTTAGTTACCCCTTTTCTTTGTATCGGCATAATCTCCTACCATTTAACTTTATTAGCCCAATAAGCTGCTGACATCTTACCTTTTTTAATATTTTTTCTATGTCTAGCTTTAAACGATTTAGCTCTTTTAGTCATAGTTCTATCACCAGTTTTGCCTTGTTGACCAAATCTTATAGTTTTAATTTTACTACCTTCTTTTGCTACAACAATGTGTGATTTTGTTTTGTGACCAGGAGTTCGTTTAGGTTTATTATAACCTGATACACCAGCTCTTTTGAGTCTTGGGTCTTTTTTTCTACTCATTTTCCTTGTCCTCTATAACGTTTTTTATAATAGTTTTTACTACCTTTAGTCCCATATTTTGTTCTATGGCTTTGACCTTGCCTGGTTTTTTTCTTACCATTTGTGTGTCTTTTAACTTGTGGTCGTAAACCTCTCATCGTTTCTTTTTACGCTTTTTAGCAGTTTTAGCGGCTCTTTTAAAATTTGCTGCAGTAGGAGCGCCTTTGCTTCCAGGTTTTCTCATACGTTCACCTGAACCTGCTTTAATACGTCTACGCTTAGCGTGTATGTTAGCGTATAATCCTTTTTTCTTACTTTTTCTTTTTTTTACTGGCACGTTTTTTCATTCCTTTTTTTCTACCTGCAGCTTTTGCTTTCTTAGAGGGTCTACCTCTTTTGCTTCCGTAAGTACCTTTTCCATATGGCATTTTAATTCTCCCAACAGTTTATTTTATCTTTAGTAAATTCCATTGTTATCCACCCAGTTCGTTGTATTCCATAAAAAGAATATCTTGCATAATCTGCGTAGCGTAAAAATGAACCTCCTCTAATATACCACTTTCTTTTTAAAGTTTCCAGACCTTCTTCATCAATTGTTAAAGAATCTATAGGTTTGCAATATAGTTGGTGATTATGTCCTAAGAAAAATACATCGCCATCACTATACACTGATGCCATTTTATCTAATTCAGTATCACCATTTTTAGCACCACTTTTACCATGTCCACTAACCATATACCAGTCTTTACCTTGTACGCTAATACGTGCATACCCAGGTAGTCTATAGTAAGGAACACCCATTTCACTTGCTAATGTTTTGCAAATATCAAAGTCTAATATATTAAAACTTCGTAAATAGTCATGATTACCACCACGTATAAACAAACATTTATCAGCAATTGGTTGTACTAATTTTAAAAATGCTAAGTATTGTTGTTCAGGTGTCATGGATTGTCCACGTTGATTAATGTTATAATTAGGCGGTATAAGTTCTATCATATCACCATTACCAAACCATCGTGCATTTGGGTCTTCGTAAATAATTTTTATAGCTTCTTGGAACTTTTTTAAATCAAATTCGTTAGCACCTACGTGTACATCCGTTAATCCGTGCACTCTAAGTTTTTCATCGCTATCAACAGCAAATACTTTACCTGGTTCTATTTCTAATTTGTCATATTCTTTTACATCGCTAGGTATAGGTATAGAAAACCATTTACCACACGACTTACAACTAAATTGTTGTTTTACAGTATCTTTATTTCGCTTCTTGCCCTCTTTTTTAGTGAGCATACTACTACAATGTGGACAAATCATTAGTCCTCCTGTGTTGTTTCTGGTAATATTTTGCGTTGAGCACTTTCTATTTCATCGGGACTAAACCCTTGAAACAATCCTACTACGCCCGTTTCTACTTTTTTAACTTGATTACCTAACGTACCTATAGCTTTACCTAATTCTTTAATAGATTGTAATGCTATATTTTGGTCTTCGCTAGTATCAGCTAATTGTTTTAACGAACCTAATATGTATGCGTGGTCAATGCCTAGTTCTTTAGCTACTTCTTTAGAAGTTTTTTCTATTTCACTCATTACTCGCTCCTGTTTTAGTAATATTACTGCTTTTTTACGTGCAGTATTACGATTTTTTTCAGTAAACGCTTTCATATAAGCACTTACAGCATCCTTTCCTACTGCGACGCTAGTCGCAAAAATTTTTTCTTTATTCGTACACTTCGTGCGTTGTTTAACTCTTTTGTTTGTATTCTTAATTTTTTGTGAAAATGTGTATCTGTTAGGGTGTTTGGCAAAATCGGTATCCATGTGTGTCTTTGGACTACTAATAAATGTACCAACAATAGTTCTGACATAACCATTATTACTAGAATAGTTTTTGCTATCCTTCGGATGGTGCAGATTTTTAGAAACTTTTAATAATTGTATTATGCGCCCATCATCGCTAAGTACCCAATCGCCCTCTCGCCCTTTTCTCCAATCTTTAACAAGAGGGGTCACTGGATATTTTTCTCTAAATTCTTCTCTAGTATCGTATATATAATGACGAACACCTTTGATTACTTTACTTTGAGGCATTCTTTTTTTCTAGTTGTTTATGTAATGATTCAATGAGATGTAAGACTTGTTTATGTATAAAATATTTTTTTCCATTGATTTCTATAGGTACACTACTAGTTCCCTCGGCGGCATCCATGTCGTCAATTTCACTTAGCACGTATTCTTCCTCTTCTATTTCTGATGATAATATTTTTTCCAGCTTAACTAGTTTTTGTATATGCTCAAGTATTTTAACTTGCTCTTTATACGGCAACTTGCCTAGCCATTTTATTGCTATGCCCATTGTTTTTCCTTGACAAACCAATCAAAAAGAATTATTTTTAGATACCCTAGTAGCTACTAAGCAGATAACTTAGTATATAACTAGTTCTATTTCTTTTTCTTTGGTTCTTTCTTTTTCTTTAACTCTTTCGCAGCTTTCTCTTTTTCAGCTAAAATATCTAAGACAGCTTCTTCAAGCATCTCTTGTTCTCTTTCTTCAGCTAACTGAGCTTCTCGTCTAGCTACGCCAGTTAAACCAGTCTTTTCTAAGTCTTTAGTTGTATATGTCATAATATAACTTATGTATAACCCATGTTATTTCCAAGAAAAATTATAGCATTTTGAAATGGACCTATATATACACACACACCCCCGTGCAGTGGGGTTATGATATATAACGATTACGTTAGAATTAGATTAATATTAATATAGATTAAAGGAGACGACTATGTCTGAGAAAGTTAATGAGCAGGAGTTCATCACGAAAGAAGAAGCAAAACTTCGTAAAGCAACAGCTGACGTAGTGGGTGCTATGGCTCTAAAATGTCTTGAGATACCAGAGTACAATGAGTATACTGGTAGAAGAGGCATCAAGAACTATGTACCTAAAACTACTGCACAGTTGCAACGTGAGCGTGGCGCAGCCTTAGAAGAAAATAAATTGCTAAGACAAAAGCATTTATCTATTCTTAAAGGTGAAGACATGAACCCTAATGAGCTTAGTGCCGCTGATAACTATGAAGCAGGTGCAGCTGAAAAGGGAAACGATCCTGAGTAATATAACTAGGGTAGTGTAACAGCTACCCTTTTTATACTTTTTTTTATGTTTTATGTATACTTATTGATGCGAACAAGACGTTAGATATACATACAAAGACTTACCCCATTATATACACATTATGTTGATAACATGGGGATAAACAGAAAAAGAGTAGTATTGCCTTTATAAATGCGTAAAGGAGGTGATGCTATATGCGATATATTCATATCGTTGGAGAGTTACATAGTGATGACAAAGGTCGTTATCTACTTATAAATGATACTGGTAAAGCAGTAAAAATTTATGACATGATAGACTTAGTTATGTACATATGTAAGTTCTTTAAAGGGATGCAATAATGTGTCCCTTATACCTAAATCTTAAACTATGAAACGGAGTGAACTATGACTAGAAAACTAATAAAAGAAATTGGTAATGTATTAACTAGTGGTTATCTTAACAATAATAAAGTATTTACTATCTTATCTTTATTAGTGGCGAATGGTAACGCTAATGCGGACATGACTATGGAGGAAATTGATAGAGTCCTTCGTGAGCATTTTACTATCAAGAACTAGATTATGAGGGAGTAGGTAGAGCGACTATGCAATCATTATTTATACCGTTAGTTCACTTCTCCTACTTCCTTATATTAAAAGATTTGGTCCATTCTACCATAAAAGAATCGGGTGTATATGCTCGTTACATAAAACTCAGAAATGAGTATAAAGTCAGAAATGGCGACATTATCTTCGGATAGTGTTTGTGTATAAAATTGGAATATCAATTATGGCGTACAGATTCTCTCCTCGGTGAAAGCCAGGGTTTATCTAGATGTAATTGACTAGCACGATAGGGGTGTTAGTTGAGTTGGAAACAACAATAAGAAAATCCAAAAGATAATGAGTTAAGTGTCGTTGCGGTACTTGTTATCAGTCAGCATAGGTGAATGTCGTAGAAATACACAATCATCGTAGCTAAGACTACTTAAAACTCTAGATAACGACTAGAGACGGTAGGAAGTACTTATACTATTCGCTTCTCAAAAGGAAGTGAGGTATACAATTTTGTGCGGTACTTTCACATGACCCTTACTTTGCTATAATATACAAGCGTATTAGCTTCAAAGATAATATACTAGCATATATAACAAAAGGAAAAGTCACAAAACGTTTTAAATCAAAAGTGTTCTTGTTGTTGTCTGAAATACGATAGCTTCTAGTTGCTCCCAAAGCGCTAGAAAATTGACAAACAGCCAAGTTGGTCTAATTAACCATTAGTTGGAGCGGTAGCTTCGGATTGAGCTTAGTAGTCGGTTAACAGATTAAAACGATAAGAGTGATTAGCTATACTAATTGAACATGACATCGCAGTATGTAGGCAACTATAACTGGATAAAAGACTTAAGGGTAGAAATCCGTACGGGTCTCAAGGAGATGTTGGTAAAGGTGTAATCTCAACCTTTGCAATACTTACTCAAAGAATTATTTGATGATATATTAATGTGTTGATTTCCCAAAGTATATTTTATACGTTAATATCTACAACATTTGTTAGTGATTGTAGTGTTATTCGTATTTAACTGAGCAATGGCAAAAAAGCAGACGGATAGAAACGGCAACAGTTATTATATCTGGATAATGGAAGTGAGGTGATGAGCCGCATTCTAACCAAAAAATACTAATGTAGGTTGAGCGTTGTAATAGATACAGCGCAATATACCTTTTAAAGAAAGAAGGTGAACATGAAAGTAGAAAAATATGTTTATAAAGCTAAACCAGTTGATAAACAATCAAAAGTATATAAAAAGTTTATGAAAGTGTTTAAAGCTTATAAAAAGTTTGTAGAGGTAAATAAAAGATTACCTATGCAGAGTAGTCCTAACCATATTAGACCAAAGTCTGAAACAAAACTATATCAGTGGGCTGTTGGTAAGAAGAATAGAGCTTCTAAAAGACTATTAGCGGAATGGCAATATGAATTATTATGTACTATTCCTGGATTCACATGGTCTACACAAAGTAATGTTTGGTTTAATATGTTAACAAACTTATCTGAGTATATGTTAAAGTATAATGAAACACCTACTCAATTAAGACCAGAACGTTTTCCAGAAAGAATACATAGAGGAAAATGGATTTCACCAGTAGATGATAAACTACATAGATTATCAGTTTGGTGCATGGTACAAAGAAATGCTTACAGAAGAGGTACATTATTACCAGATAGAATGAATGCATTGATAGATATTGGTTTTGATTTTGAACCAGGTAATGGTCCAGCACATGAACGTGGTAATATTCCAGGTATGGATAGTATAGAAAACATAAAATATCTTAAGAATAAACAAAAACATTCTTGGAGGTATGAATGATGCAACACTATTGGTATGATGCAGACGCTGATATAATGTATATAGCTTGTTTGCAAACACATGAATTGATATTAATCATTGTGCTTCCTGTATTATGTTGGGAGTTATGTAAATGGTTATGGAGGTTAAAGTGAAAAACACACCTAAACCTTATCAAGAATATTATTCAAGATTTGATACGGATAATAGAAGAACTAAAGCAATATTATCAGCATACGCAAAGTATAGACGTGAAACATTACTTGGTCGTATTGCAGATAGATTTGATAAATTAATAGATAAACTAAGCAAGAGGAACTAAACATGGGATTTGATTTATATGGCGAAAAGCCAATACAAAATGAGTTTAAACATCAAAAAAGATGGGATGAACTTTCAGCTATGTCTTACGATGAACGTGAATCAAAAGGACTAAGTGATGAGTATTATACTTTAATGAGTAAATACGAAGACATAAATCCAGGCGCATACTTTAGAAATAATGTATGGTGGTGGAGACCTTTATGGTCATTTGTTTGTGAACATTGTGAAGACATATTAACTGAAGAAGATATGAACGGTGGTTGTTATAATGATGCACACGTAATATCTAGAAAAAAAGCTGAAGCAATAGCTACAAGACTTGAAGATGTTATTGAAACTGAAGAAACAAAAATGTGGATTAAAGAACACATGGATACTTTAGAACAAGCTAAACGTAACAACAAACAGGTTGAAGCTGAACTAGAAGAACTGAAAAAATTAGTTGAGGTAGAAACAGGTAATCCTGATATTTATCCAGCTATATATCCAGATAAATTCAAAAAGAAGTATGATGAAGTTTACGCTAAAAGAGATTGGGCTAGTAGTTACCCATTTCACAAAGACAATGTTATTAACTTCATTAACTTTGCAAGACAATCAGGAGGATTTTCAATATGTTAAGAGATAAAACTCAAACATTGCGTATTCTCGGACATCTAAAACGACATGGCAACATTACATCTATGGAGGCATTTAAAAAGTATAGTGCCACTAGATTAAGTGCAATCATATTTAGATTAAGAGAAGAGGGTTTTGACATTGATACCAGAAAAGAACAAAAAAATAATAAGTCTTTCGGTAGATACGTGTTAGAAGACACTCAAAATAATCTTCAATTACTATACGAGTATAGAAGATTGGTAAATTAGGTCGTAGGTGGGTGCTATTTGTAACGAATAGTTAAATGGTTCCGTAATAGCCAGCCCTCTATAGCCTGAAAAGGTATTGACTATAACCTGATAAATAATTATATTCTATGAGGAGGATTCATGATAGACATACCAAAAATATACAACGAATACTTGCAACGTAAAAGTGTGGAAAACCGTAAGAAATATGAGAAATATAAAGGATGGTTTTCAGCTAGTAGCGCAGGTAGTTGTTATAGAAAACAATTACATAGAAGACAAGACTTAGAGCTTGACCCTATGGATGAAAAGAGTGCTAGACTTTTAAGATTAGGTACATTAGTACACGCTGATTTTGAAGAAGCACTAAAAGAATTTGACATTGAAGAACGTGTAGATAAACCAGACGAAGTACAGGTATTAACAGAACATAGAATAGAAATACCAGAACTTATGGTTGTAGGACACTTAGATGTCGGTGTAGTAAACCTAGAAGGTGAGATGATACATGTATATGATATTAAAACCGCAGGTGCTTGGAAATGGCGTATGAAGTTTGGAAGAAATCCAGATAAAAATCCAAGTGTAAACTACGAACTACAATTGGCTACATATGCAATAGGATTAGGTAATGAAAAAGATATTACTGATTTAAGACTATCTATTATGTGGTATAATAAAGACAATTCAATGATGCGTGAAGAAAAGATTAGTGAATTATATCTTGAAGAAGCGTTTGATTATTGGACAGATTTAAATGAAACTTCTGATAGTATTGCAGGTAAACCTGAAGAACTAATACCAGGTGAACAGAATGTACCAGTATATAACTGGGAATGTAAGTATTGTGAGTTTCAAGGTAAGTATTGTCCTGGATTGTATAATATTTAGGAGAAACAATGAGCAAAGAAGAAACGCATTGTTGTTTGTGTGAAGGTGTATTAGACGACCCGTACGGACACAACGCTGAACCAATAATGACAGGTAGATGTTGTAGTTTATGTAATATATCTGCAGTAATACCTATAAGATTAAAACTTTTACAGATTAGTTTAGATAAAAATGGAGGAAATAAATCGTGGAAGAAAAAAATAAAGTAACTAAAGATGAATGGATAGCTTTTCTGGAGGTAAGACAAGATGGACAATATAATATGTTTAGTCCTCAAGCTAGGGATAGTGCTGGTCTTGATAAAGATAAGTGGAAACAAATCATGAATAATTTTGATGAACTATATGAATATTGGGGGGACTTAAATGAGTGCATTTCAAACGTTAAGTAAAATAGATGTAAGTGAACATACTGAAAAGAAAGGTAAATTTACATATCTTTCTTGGGCTTGGGCTGTGAAAGTACTATTAGAAAACTTTCCAGATGCAACTTGGGAAGTACATACTTATTTTGACAATGGTGTAGAAACACCTTATATGCGTACTCAAGCTGGTGCATTTGTACAAGTAACAGTAAGTATAGACGAAGTAAGAAGAACTCAAGTACATCCAGTATTAGACCATATGAATAAAAGTGTAGATGAACCTAACGCTTTTCAAATAAACAATTCAATACAACGTTGTTTAGCAAAAGCAATAGCACTACACGGACTAGGTTTATATATTTACGCTGGTGAAGATTTACCAACTGAGCCTGAAGAGTTAAATGAGAAACAAGTAACTGAACTATTTGATTTACTTGGTAAAATTGACAACACACAACTTAGTGAGCAAATAAAGAAAGCTGTTGATAGTAAAGAAATAAATGACGGCAACTTTAAAGGTGCTATGGCTAAACTAAGGAGGCAACATGAAGTCTCTTAATGTAGAAGGCAAAGCAGTTGATTTTAGAGATGATATATACAAACTGCACACAAAATATACAATAGGTGTAAACGACGGCAAAGAGTTTCGTGAAGCTACGTTTACTGGTACTAAATTATATCACGGTAAACCTATGTTAACATTTGTAATGTATGGAGGTAGACGTAATGGTCATCTCAACTTAAATATTAATCAAAGCTATCTATCTTATGCGATAGAAGAACCTATGGAGGATAAACAAGATGGGTAAATTAAGCGAAGGACAAGCAAAAGACTTGTTAGAAAAAGGTGTTATTGATAAAAGCACTTATCATAAAATGGAAAATGATGGTATTATCAGCGCAGGTAGAGGTGTAAAGCGTAGATATATACAAACAGCTGATGGTAATTTTGTATCACCTATGCTGTACTTTTCAGGATTAAAAGGTGCTAAGTACTCAGATGACATGAAGAAATTAAAAACGGAAGTAAACCAAGTAATAGAAAAGTTTACTACCACAAACACGGAGAGTAAATAAACATGAAAGAAGCTAATATTAACTTTGTTAATGACGATAATTCTGGATACGTTCCAGTACCAGAAGCTACATATCCAGCTCATGTATCTTCATTTAAGATGAATGAATACAACGGCAGTTATGTATTTAATGTTACGTTTCAAGTTGCAGATGAAGCTAAAGAGCTAAAGCTACCTAAGTTACGTAAAGATAATAATGGAAACCACGTACCTACAGGTGAACACGTTAGTGGTGCATTTGTAACAGGTAAAGAATATAGAACTGATAAAGGCGTATGGCTTACACCTAATCCTAGTGAAGGAGAAGAGTGGAAGAACAAACGTTATAAAGAGTTCTTTGAAAAAATGGGAGTATCATTTCCTAAAAACGATGATGGTATAGTTCAATTAGGCATAGTAGAAGATGAAGATGTATATGGTCTTCCTTGTTTAATTAAATTAAAAGAAACTGAGTTTACTAACAAAGATGGAGAATCAAAGAAATCTTTGCAAGTAACTGAAATATCAGTTTGGGAAAACGGTACCAGAATCAGTAAAGAAGAGTTTGATGCTGATGATTTACCATTTTAGTATTGAATAATTAATACTAATTTATTATATTATATGAGGGTTCGGCGTATTGAGATTAACCAGGATATTCGGTTATCCCTGGTCATGTAAATACAGGTATTGGCTTGCTCAGAACCCTCGTATAAAAGGAGGAATCTTGGATAAACTTAAACAAGCACAAGAATTGTTGCGTGTAAATACTGTTTGGAATAGAATCATACAACGAATAAAGAATAGTTTAGAAATTGGTTCTAGTGAAAAAGATTTAATAGACGATATTGTGCAAATTGAATGGGCGAAGGAAAAACGCAATGAACGAAGCAGTAATAACGATTAAACTTACAGATAGTGAAGTAAACTTAATGGTTGAAACACTTAAAAATAGCACCTTAAATGGTGAAATGAAAGAACCACTAAAAAGATTAGAAAACGATTTAGTTGATATTCTTGATATGGTATCTTTAAAACGAAGAGAACAAAAACTTATAAATAGTAGGGAGGTTACTATTGGGGAAAACTTATCTTAATAAACTAAAACCTGGTTCTAGGTTTAGTCTACATGGTTTGCAGGGTATACTACTTAACGTAGGTATCAATGCAGAAGTATTAATAACTGAAATACCAAACGATGCATGGCACCAAGAAAACGAGTCTTATTATAAAGGAAGACAAACTTGGTCTGCTAAAACATTAGTGGAGGAGTTATGAAATGCGAAGCATGTGGACACGAGAACGGAAGAAAATACAATCCAATAAGGCGTATCATTTCTCTCTTAGAAGCAAGAGGCGAAACGTTGTGTCAAAAGAGATTAAAACGAATAATAAAAATAATTCGTACACAAATAGTTTCTGATAGTAGTAATCAAAAAACCTTTTACTTTCTGCAAGCAATATCCAAAATACCTAACGATACTGTAGAAAGAGTACTTGGTAAGTATGAAATGGATGAACATGCATATAGCGGTAAAGGGTTTGCATATCTTCAACAGATGATAATATCTGAACATGAAAATAAATCTAAACTATTAGAAAATGAAATAAAAAAGTTTGGTAGAACACCAAAGAAGACAAAAGTTGAGCGAGGAGAATATAAAGATGTCTATAGTAGCAATGGAGGAAACACTCTTTCCAGTTAAAGAAGTTCCAGCAACCTTTATGAAAGCTGAAGGTAAAAAAAGAACTCTGATGACTGAAACAGGGTATAAGTTCATCGTAAGAGAAGATACAGGAGATGTACTATCTTGTATGACTGATGAATATAAAGTAGTTGACAACAGAACTGTTGTTGATAAAGTACAAAAAGTATTAAAAGGAAATGGAGTTGAACTAGCTGAAGCAAGAACATTTTCTGGTGGACAACGTGCTATCTGGAAATGGAATTTCCCTAATACTGAAGTCAAAGTTGACAAAGGTGATTTAATAAATCCACAATTAATCGTTGCAAATAGTTATGATGGTACAACATCAGTTAATGTAATGGGTGGTGCATTCAGACTTGTTTGTTTGAATGGTTTGACAATTGGTAATGTTTTAACTAAGAAAAAAGCAGTACATAAGAACAACAATACTGGTATTGTAGATATTGATAAGACAATAACGGATACAGTAACTATGTTAGTTCAGTTGTTTGAACAGGAATTTCCTAGACTGACAAGTACTAAGCTTAGAAAGAAACATATGATAGATATATCTAAGATTATTCCAACACAATATATGGAAGACTTTACAAGATATTGCGTAAATAATAATATGAATACATATTGGGATTTACTAAATGCTTGTACTTATATTGCAACACACGTTGCACATAGAGATAGAGAGTCTGTACATCTAATGGAGAATCAGATATATCCTACAGTAACAAGATTAGCAAGAGCATAGGTTCCTGAGAATAAGATAGCTTCTTAATAAAGGTCCCTGAGATATAGACCACTTGATAGAGACTGGCTACGTTAACCGAAGTCGTATAGAAGTGTAGCACGACCCTCTCTACAAAGTCTATTCTCTTGCTGATAATCTATAGGATGATACATGGAAGAGCTCCAGTAGTTGCCTATAGTAACAACTACATTTAGTCTCACGGGAAGCATAGCAGACCACGTGGACGAAATTAGTAATTATAGTTAAGTTAAAACCTGAAGCTTAAGCGAATGTATACGTACAAATATGGTTGGTGTATACGCTTAACTATATAATTAGGCGGTGATGGATTAGCCAGTAGACTCTAGAGTTTATAAGCCGCCTAAAGAATTAGAAAGTTGATATGGAGAAATACCATATTGTAAAACTCAATGACGGACCGAACCCTAGGGCGATACCTTTAATATAATCGGTTGGGGACAGAGTTAGAGCTCATATTTGAAGCGAATCTTTCTATAACATTAGGAGTAGCAACAGAAGGTGAGTCTTGCATAAAGTCCATGGAAACCGAAACTAGCTGCTCCTATAACATTTGGAGGAAATATGAAATTAAGTAAAAGAGAACAAGCATGGGAAGATAGAAAACAATCTTCTGATGACTTTATAATTAAAGAAAATTTTCAAGAAAGACTTAAAAATTTTAAGTCAGTTGACGTTTGGAGCAAAGAACATATTGCAGAACGTGAAAAATTCTATAAAAAATTCGGTAGAGCTTGGTGGATATTTTGTGGAGTTTCAGTTGTAGAAAAATACAACGAACAATGGATTAATAAATATAGAGTTTTAGATGGAGAAATAAATGAATAAATCAGAACATTTTGAAAAAAACGATATGGATGATATGTGGGTATGCGATTATTGCGGTACAGAAGAAGTAGATGAAAAAGCGTGGGTTAATATGAACACGCTTGAAGTTATGGAAAGCGTTGACGATACTACATATTGGTGTAATATTTGCAATGACGAAGCATCACCATTATCATATTTTGAATTTAAAGAAAAGATTGCTGAAGAATGTGGAGGCAATAAAGAAAAGTATCATCAAATTTTAGATGGGAGTAGAATGTAATGGGATATTTCAAGAAACTAGAAATAGAACGTATGGATAACTACAAGTTAAGAGAAGCAGAAGACTTTGAAGACGGAGTAGATAGGTATCCTATGCCTCATATACCTACAGAAGAGGAAATAGAAGATACTAAACAAGATACTACGTGGAGTGTTAAACACGAAGGACACTTGAACAGAAATAATATAATCTTCCATAGTAATAAATATCAAAAACTTCACCAAAAAATGAAAAAAGTTGATGATAAATTGAAGGAGCATAAAGATGAGTGACGCTGAAAAAGCATTTGATTTACAAGAAAAAATAGCAAAGCTAATAGATAAATTAAACGAGCTTGGATTTGAGTATATGTATTACAACAATATAAGCTCAATAAGAAGAAAGAGAAAATAACATGATGAAATTTATAAGTATACCTGTATATAGTAGTACAGATGAAGAAAGTGGAGTAACGCATTACGATATAGATGCTATGCGTGAAAAGTTTGAAGAAGAAATGATATTGTTAGAAAGCTCTACACAAGCAGAACTAGATGGATGGGCTGACAAACAAGCAGATTATGCTATGGACAATATGACAAGTGATGTATATGAACAAGCTAGGGAGGCATTTGAATGAGCGAAACATTAAAAGAAAAATACAATAGAACTAAAATGTGGTATAATTCAGCACAGAAATTGCTTATGGATAGAACCATTGTAAACGTATGGTGGCAAGAATGGGATGAAGATTATCCAGATGAAGGTACTGGTTTAGTATTTAGTACAGATAAGGGCGATGTATTCTTTGTAGGAATGGATGATGAAGGTAATGGTCCTGGTTCTTTACATGTTGGTATGAGCGATGAACGTAGAGAAGAGTTTAAGAAAGATGGATTATGTGCTTCTTGTTTACCAGTAGGTGTAGAAAGCAATTCATCATATAAAGAAATGTGGCTAACAATGCATGGTTTAAATAACAAAAGTTGGGAAGAATCTGGTCATACTGAACTAAAAGAAGTTAAAGATGAAGGATAATTGTCCTACGGTATTTCCTTATTATGGTGGTAAGTATATACTATCTAGAAAGTTGGTACCAATGCTTCATAGACATAAAAGATATGTAGAAGTATTCTTTGGCGGGGGAAGTATGTTTTTTAGAAAAGACAAAGCTAAAATAAATGTATTAAATGACTTGCATAATGATGTAATAAATTTGTATATTTCAGTTGCGGAGGATTTCAATGAGTTTAAACGATATGCAAAACATATATTGTTATCAAGAACTCTTCACGAAAACTATAGAAAACATATACACGAAAATAAATCTTTTGATATACCTGATGTAAAAAGAGCGGCAATGTACTTTTTCGTATTGAAAACGGCGTTTAATAAAAACCCTTTTCTACCATTAAGTAAAGACGCTAAATGGAACGATGGTATACTTGATGACTTAGAAGCTAGTAGATTAAAATTACAAGACACTTACATAGAGTGTATGGATTTTAGAAAGCTATTTGACAAATACAAACCAGATGAAAACGATATGTGGTATCTTGACCCACCATATGTAGCAGCTACTGATAGAAGCGATTACTATATTCATTCATTTAAAGATGAAGACCATAGTGATTTAAAAACTATGTGTGATGATATTGATAAAACAGGTGGAAAGTTTATGGTTAGTTATGATAACAGACCAATTATCTGGGATATGTATAGGTACTATAACATACAGGAGATACCTATAAAGTACGCTGGACAACTACATAGCGATAAAAAAAAGATTGAATTAGTTATAACAAACTATATACCAAAAGAAAAACAACTTAGTTTATTTGAAATGGAGGACTAATGAAAATGGATAAACTGAAAGATGTAAATGATATATTAGAAATGCCGAAAGCTGAAGAAGCTGAAATTGCGGTATTAGGTTCTATATTACTTGAAGGTAATGAAGTGTTTGAAAAGTCTAAAGGTATTATCAGAAATGCGAAAGCATTTTATTCTGAGAAACACCAAAACGTTTGGAATACTTTTATAGAACTATATAGAAATAATGTAGCTATTGATACAGTTACTGTATACAATGCTATGAAAGATAGTAAAATAGATAAAAACTTAACTACATACTATCTAACAGGATTAGCCGATGGCGTTCCTACAACTGCAAACGTTGAACATTACTCTAAAATTGTATGGTATAAATATATACAACGTAGAGTAATTAGAGGTTCGCAAGTTTTATACAACTTAAGTTTGAATAGTAAAGAAGATGTTATTGAATTACTACACGAACATGAGAAAGAAATAGAAGAACTAAAATCTGTTGCACCTAGCAAGAAAGTAGATACTAAAGATATAATTAACGATACTATATCAACACTTAAAACAGGTAGTAATTTAATTCCTTTTGGTATTGAACAGCTTGATAAAGCAGCAGGTGGTATGACTCGTAGTGAGATTACTGTACTTGGTGGTAGACCAGGACATGGTAAAACTACTATGGTTATAAATGTTGTAAAGCGATTACTTGAACAAGGCTTTAAAGTTATGTTATTTAATCGTGAGATGACTAACGTTGAAATGATGAAGAAAATATTAGTAATGGAAAATCAAAAGTTTAGTTATGAAAAAATAAGAAAAGCTAAAAACATTGATAATGAAATTGCTGAAATATCTTTAAACAAAGCAGAACTAGGAGAAAAGTATAAGAATCTGATTATGCATGATGATTGTAAAACACTTGCAGATGCTATGAAAGAGATAGCTAAGGAAAAACCAGACGTTGTACTTGATGACTATATCCAACTTATTCGTACAGACAACAAGAATAATAAAGATAGACGTTTTGAAATTGAAGATATAATGTTAGATTATAAATGGATTTGTAAAAAAGTAAATTGTAGTGCTATACTAGTATCACAATTAAATAGAGAAATAGAGCGTAGGATAGACCCAAGACCGAAGTTATCAGACTTTGCAGAAAGTGGTGTTATAGAACAAACTGCGGAAGCGGCGTTCTTTGTATATTATCCTTATGCGGTTGATGACAAGGAAAATGATAGATACCAAATGGAAATCATATGTCAAAAAGCAAGATATGGACAACTAGGTAGTTATGACT